GCTACATTCTTGCTTAATCGTGCTACTTTAGGGATTATCCGTAAATTGAAAGATACTGCTGGTCAGTACATCTTCCAAACTGGTTTCTCTGGTCAGTCTGGCTTGCCAAACACAATCTTAGGTTCACCATATCTTGAGTGTCCTGATGTTGCTAATGCGGCTTCTGGTGCAAAATCAGTATTCTTCGGTGACTTCCGTCGCGGATACATGATTGTTGATCGTGTAGCATTATCAGTATTGCGTGACCCATACTCACAAGCCGCAGTTGGCAATGTGCGTTATATCGCTCGCCGCCGTGTAGGTGGTGAAGTTGTATTGTCAGAAGCAATGCGCGTTCTAAAGCACGCAACATCATAATAATTGATGAGGGGGTTAATTCCCCCTCACCTTTAACTAATGGAGAGCCAAATGAAGATTACAATGACTAAATCATCAATTGGGATTACCAGAGAAGATGGTGCTGAGACAGCGACATACGAAAGCGGTAAAGAGTACAAGTCACAAGGTAAGTGGCAAGAAGAAATTTTTAAAGGCTTCATAGAAATGGGAATGGCTCATGAGGTTGGTGGTAACGCACCAGTACAAGAAACAAAAGCTGTGCGTGCTAGGACTGAAGATGGGAAACTTAAAGCAGACGACCCAATAACAACTGATTACAATGAAGCATGGGTGGATGGAAAATCCCCAAAAAAGCCAAAAAAGGCTAAAGTTAACAATAAGAAAATAAATATTTAATTAAAGCGGAGACAGGCGAATGAGTGGTTTAAAAATTATTGCTAATCCAGCTATAACGCCTGTTAGCAGAATAGAGGCGCGTCAACACTTACGTCTTGATGATGATGTGGATGATAGCCAAGTGCGAAGTTATATTCAGGCTGGTACTGATTGGGCTGAAAATTACACTAATCGTTTCTTTATCAGTCGAACATGCCAGATGATGCTGGATGGAGCGAGTGAGCTTGATACGCCTCTTTGGGAGGGTATCCGTACCGGTCACTACAGTAGGCCTCTATCAAGCCATATTGAGCTTGCGGCAAATCCTGTTATTTCAGTTGAAAGCATTAACTATTACGCTGATGATGATACACACACCCTTTGGGCGGCTTCAAATTACTATGTCGATACTTATTCCGAGCCAGCTAGGATTGTTTTAAGGGACGGTGGTACATACCCAAATGACATGAGAACTTTTAATGGTCTTGAGATAAACTTTACTGCGGGATATGGAGCAAATGCGTCTAGTGTTCCTGAAGCAATTAGACTTGCAATTTTACAATATGTGACTTTCCTTTATGAAAATCGTGGAGACTCTGAGGGAAATGTTGTTCCGCAACCTCCATCTACTTTGTCGGCACTACTCAACCCGTATAGAATTTTAAGATTTGGTTCTACGCCTTATAATTCAGTTATTACGTCTGGGATTTCATAATGTCGGTAGGAAGTATGCGTCACAGATTGCAATTGCAGAAAAAAACTGTTGCATCTGATGGTGGCGGTTCTGATGCAATTACTGCTTGGACTACATTTGCTACTGTTTACGGTGCTATTACAACAAAATCTGGCAACCAAAGATTATTTGGCGACCAAATTGAGCAACCAACTACTCATGTAATTAAAATAAGATTTAGAAGAAATTTAAGCTTTGCAGATAGAATTAAGTATGAATTTATTAATTCAGGCAAACAAGAAACTAGATTATTTAATATTCATAGCGTTGTAAATGTAGATAATAAGGACAAATATCTTGAAATTACCTGTATAGAAGGGGTTGCAACATGAGCATCAAATTTCGAGTAGCAAGGCGCACAAAAAAATATAGATCAGTGAATGATCAATATAACAAGCTTACACAGGAAGTTATATCAATGGCTGGTCAAAATGTTCGCAATACAGCAGTTAAATCTATACAATCCTCAAGCGCTGGTGGCAGAACATACGGAAACCATACTGCATCAGCAGAAGGACAGCCGCCAAATACTGATACTGGATTTTTAGCAAGTAATATATTTGCAATATATGATACAGATAAATTGGGTTGTGATGTAGAAAGTCGTGCAGATTATTCTGAATATTTAGAATTTGGCACAAAAGATATGAGGGCAAGACCTTTTATGCAACCAGCTTTAGAAGAAAATAGACCTAAAATAAAATCTATGTATCGCAAATTGAAAGCAAGGGGTGTTTAATGTCTTTACACTCATGGGAATTGCAAAAATCAATTTTTACAGCCTTAAATAACAATATCACAGGCATAGGTAGTGCAAAAATACCTATTTATGATGATGTTCCAGAGGGTACTGTATATCCATATGTTGTTATCGGTGAAGAAACTTCATCCAATAATGGCACAAAAACATTAGATGGAGTTGAACATACTCTTACTTTGCATGTCTGGTCTCAATATAGGGGAAGACGTGAAATTAAAGAGATAATGCAATCGGTCTATGAAAAGCTTCACAATACTGCTATAACAGTAACAGGAGCCTCTTTGGTTAATATTAGACAGGAGTTTAGTAATACCTTAGCGGAACAAGACGGAATTACACGGCATGGGGTTATGAGGTTTCGTGCTATATTGTTTGATAACTAAGGAGTAAAAATCATGGCGGCTCAAAAAGGTTCAGCCCTACTATTAAAAATTGGCGCAGATGCTACGGCGGCGGCAAGTGCAGATACATATACAACAGTTGGCGGTTTACGTTCAACTGGTATTAGTATGAATGATGAAGCAGTTGATGTAACAACTAAAGACAGCTCTGGAGTTCGTGAACTCTTAGCAAATGGTGGAATACAAACGTGTTCTATCTCTGGTTCTGGTGTATTTACAGACGCGGCTTCAGAAACAACGCTTAAAAATGCTTTTGGCGGTGCAAACTTTGCGAATTTTGAATGTATTATACCTGATTTCGGTACATACAAAGGAAAATTCATGGTTGCATCACTAGAATATACTGGTGAATACAATGGTGAGGCAACATATTCTGTAACGCTAGAAAATAGCGGTGCATTTGCCTTTACAGCGGCTTAAAGGAGACTGAAACATGGCATGGGAAACAATTACTATTGAAACAAATGGTGAAAATTTTACTTGCCATGCACAAGGCTCGACCTTCTCTATACCTTGCTCCTCAAGCCTTGAAGTTGGAAACACCTTCAAGGTGGGTGCGGTAGTTTGGGAAGTTACAGAAGCTATAGATGTAGCACAAAGAAACGAAATACTTTTAATAAACGCGAAAGAGGTCAAGAATGACAAATCCAAAAAAGGGCGAAATGAAGATAAGTCTGGGGGAAAAGACGTGGAACTCCAGAGTAACAATGGACGGACTAGCAAAAATTGAAGATGCTTGTTCATGCGGAATATTGAAAGTTTTGCAAAAATTAGCTGATGGCGACCTTACTACAAATCAAATGTGCAATATATTATTGCCAATTATTAGGGCTGGCGGAAACGATGTTACCATTAAAGATATACAAAATTCTGTATGGGAAGCTGGATTAGCTGATGCAATGAAGGCAGTTGGCGAAATTTTATCAGTTTCACTAGGTGGTGGGCAAGATGAGGGAAACTTAAAAGAGGCGAAAGTGTAGCAATAGACGAATTCCCTTGGGACGATTATATGCAAATCGCATTAGGGAAAATGCAAATGAGACCAAAAGATTTCTGGGACATGAGCATGATAGAGTTTAACGCCGCACTAAATGGATTTTCTGATTTTCATTCTGGGGGAAGATCGTCGCCCCTAGGAAAATCAGAGTTAGACGACATGATGGAAAGGTATCCTGACTAATGGCAACTGTTGACACACTTTTAGTACGAATTGAAGCGGATATGTCTGACCTTAGACGCGGCTTGAGAAAAGTTGAAGGCGATGTCCAAAGAACAACAAATAAAGCAAGTGCATCATTTAAGAAATTAGGTGGTGTATTTAAGCTTTTAGCTGTTGGTGTTGTCGTAAGGCAAGCATTTATTGCTGGTAAAGCAATGGTTAATCTTGCTTCCGATATTGAGGAAATGCAAGGCAAGTCTAAAGTTGTTTTTGGCGAATTTAGAAAAGGCGTTGTTCTCGAATTATCAGCCTTTGGTGATTCTGTTGGTCGGTCTAGTCATGAACTAGAAGGTATGGCTTCAACTATCCAAGACACCTTTGTCCCTATGGGATTTGCGCGTGGTGAAGCGGCAAAGCTATCAGTGGAAATGACAAAGCTTGCAGTAGATGTAGCATCATTTAACAATGCTTCTGATACTGATACGATGAACGCTTTCCAAAGTGCCTTAGTTGGAAACCATGAAACAGTTCGTAGGTTTGGTGTTATAATTACAGAAACAACATTAGACCAAGAGCTAATGACAATGGGCATCAAAGGTGGCACAAAGGCCGCTACAGAGGCACAAAAAGTACAAGCTAGATTAAATCTTATTACATCTGGAGTTAAAGACGCACAAGGAGATGCGGCGCGTACTGCTGAAAGCTATGCAAATCAAATGAGGGGTTTGAGGGGTGAATTTTCTGAATTAGTTGGCGCATTAGGTGAAAAATTCTTACCTATGTTGGTATCAGTAATTAAAACATTAAGAACAGTTACCGAAAGAGTAAAAGCATTTCTGCAATCAATGAATATAATTGATACGCCTTTATCCGATGCTTTAAAAAATACACAAACACAAATAGACAATACAACTGATAAATTACAAAAATTGCAACTTGAAATGAGCGAGTCAACGCTTATGGCGCAAGGCGTTAATAACATAAATGATGTCAAAGAAATGACAGCTGAAATTGAAGCATTAAGATTGCAGTATACTAGATTAAAGCAAGAAAGCCTCCCATCTAAAGGAACAGGCGCAAAAAGAGAATTCAAACCAGAAGATATAAATTCATTGATTGGGACTGCTGGTGCTAAAGGTAGCGATACAGGTAGTAGTTTATTTGGCGATGCAGATAAATTTTTACAAGAAACTGAAAATATAGAAGCGCAACAAAAAGCTATTAAGAAATTGGCTGGCTTGCATTTGGACTTGCATGAAGCACAATCTAGAGATCAACCTAATTTAACAGATGAGATAAAAAGACAAATTCATTTTGAAGAAATGAGAGGTCAATTTACTGAAGTATCGGAAGACAAAATAAGAGAATTATCAGATGCTCAATGGTATGCTAAACATGCTACAGATGCTTTTACAAAATCACTTGCAGAGAAGCAAAAACTAGAAGACGAGGAACTTAAAAATGCTGAACTTGGCCTTGCTTTATTTGAAAATAAAACTCAAGCCACATTATTATTAGAAGAACAAACAGAACAACTTTCAGCCGCATTACGAGAAGGTTCAATAACTTGGGAGGAATATCTTGCAACACTAGAGAGGCTTAAAGAGATACCGCCTGTATTGTCACCTCTTATGGAAACATTACAATCATCTGTAGAAAATATGGCAGTTGGCTTTTCAAATTCTATGGCTGATATGCTCCTAGCTGGTAAAACCAATTCAGATGCCCTAAAACAAGTATTTAGTAGTTTTGTTAAAACTATGTTATCAAAAGCAATAGAATTGTTGTTTATAAACGCAATTATGAATTCTATTTTTGGCAATGTAAGTGGATATGTACCATTACCACAAATTAAGTTAAATGGAAAAGCATCTGGTGGAACAGTACAATCAAATCAACCTTATTTAGTTGGTGAGCGTGGTGCTGAATTATTTGTACCCTCATCTGCTGGTACTATTATGAATAACAGCAATACTAAAAGTATGGGCGGCGGTAAGGGAACTGTAATTAACCAAGTAATTAATGTAAGCGCAGGGGTTTCACAAACTGTACGGGATGAAATGAACAGCCTATTGCCGCGAATTAAACAAGAAACCATGATGAGTATTGCCGATGCAAAAAGGCGTGGCGGTGCTTATGGTGCCGCAATGGGGTAAATAAATGACACTTATAACTATGCCGACAAGTCCAGCCTTTGTAACTTCTGATTGGGGAATAACTCGCTCCGTAGCATTGTCTGAAAGCCCATTTACAGGAGCAACACAGGTTCATAAGTACGCAAAGGCCAAATGGTCAGCTACGCTTACTTTACCGCCTATGAAGCGAGATCAGGCGCGTCTATGGCAAGCTTTTTTTATGCAGTGTGAAGGTAGGGCAAATACCTTTCTTCTGGGAGACCCTGACGGAAAAGCAATTACAGGTGGCATTCCTCCGAGTTCTATAAGTGTAGCCGCCGCCGCCGCGATTGGAGATACATCTGTAAACCTTACACTTGGTTCAGGTAAAAAAATAAGCCAAGGAAGTTATTTGCAGTTTTCTACAGGCGCAAATTCAAGATTATATATGGTTGTTGATGATAACACAGGAAACGGAATTGTAACAATTCAGCCGCCTCTAAAGACTGCAATTACAACATCTACTGCGGTTGTTTTTGTTTCTCCTCAAGGTGTTTTTAGAATGGACAACAATGATATGCGATGGACAGCTGACCAACTAAGTAACTATGGCATTACTTTTACTTGTAGTGAGGCTTTATGAGCAGAGATATTCCATCCGCACTATTGACTGCTCTGACAGGTTCAGAGATTGAGCCATTTTATGCTTGCGAGTTTATGTTTGATACAAAAAGTGTAACAGACATTAATGGCAACCCATTTGAAGTAGCTCCTATGCGTCTTTGGACGGGGGTTGGTAACAGAGTAATTGAAGTTCAAGGTGCAGATCAGACCTTTGTTGGCACTGGACAGCTATTAAATATTGGCGGTTTGGATGAGGTGAATGATTTATCCGCAAAATCTTTAGCAATAAGTTTATCAGGTGTATATTCGGAAACATTATCTATAGCATTGCAAGAGCCATATCAACGCCGCCCTTTCAATTTGTACTTTGGAGAAGAAAGCGTCAGTAATGTTGTTCAAGTATTCTCTGGAAAAATGAATAAAATGACTATTCAGGATAGCGGCGAGACCAGTACTATACAGATGTCAGTTGAAAGCAATTTGTTGGAACTTGAGAGATCAAGCGGATGGCGCTATACTGAAGAAAACCACAAATCAAGGTATTCAGATGATAGTTTCTTCTCATACGTTCAAACAATACAGGATCGAACAGTAACATGGGGCAGAGAATAGCATTAAATTCATATCTATCTAATTATCCTGATGATGCGTTTCGGTGGGGAGTGAATGATTGCTTTACCTTCACGAATGGAGCTTTTCATGCTATGTATGGCGCTGGATATGCTGATGATTGGATTGGACGCTACATGAATAAAAATTCCCCTAAAAGCCGTAAATCAATGCTTAAAGAATTTTCCCACACCACGTTATTTGATGGGCTGGCAAGCAAATTAAGAAGAACAGATCAACCAATTTTCGGTAGCCTTGTAACTACAAGCAAATGTAAGCATTGGGTTACTGGGTGTTCACTCGGTATTTCTGTGGGCTCTAGGGCAGTTTTTTTATCAGAAAGTGGCTTATTAAAAGTAAATGTTGAAGATGTAGAAAGTTCTTGGGTTCTGAAATGAAGGATAACACACCATTCAATGTATTGAAGCACCTGAACCAGTGGGAGGTAGCCCCCAAAGACCCAGCAACAGTAGCCGCTGTAGGTAACTTTGTACTTGGGGCTATAGGGATTACAGGAGCTTCTACTGCTACAGCAACTATTGTAGGCTATGTAACAATAGCGGTAGTTAGCACTGCTTTAACAGCCGCCGCTGTCTTATCTCAATTGCCAGATTTAAACCAAGGCGGAGCAAACAATTCAGGAACATTGCTTCAAAATACTAAGAACCCCCTAGCACCTTCTAACTTTATATATGGTGAAGTTCGCAAGGGCGGTGCGGTTACTTTCTTAGAAGTAACAGGTGGCGGTAATAAAATACTACATCAAGTAATAACGCTCGCAAATCACGAAGTTGAGGAAATAGGCGACATATATTTTAATGATCAAATTGTTAATATGAATAATGAAGATGTTACTAGCTTTCCATACGTCGGGTTTGTAAAAGTTTACAAACATCTAGGAAACCAAACAAGCGCGTCTGACACATTCGCCAATTCAAGTGCTACACTTGCTAACACCTTACACGCAGAAACATCTGTAGGCAGTAATTTCATCGGCAAGGGTGTAGCTTATATTTATGCGCGTTACACTTACGATAAAGATGCTTATACTAATGGACTTCCAAATCTTACTGCACAGGTAAAAGGAAAGA